ACAGCCGTACCTGTGCCTGCGGCTGCAAAATAATCAGTCTCAAACGTATCGATCTGATCGGAGATAGCGTCCGTAACCGCCTGCGCCGTGACACGAAGTTCGACGAGCGCGCCCGCAGCAAACGCAAGAGCGGATGTACTCTCCTGCGCGCGAACAATAGACAACGAGTCTGTCGTACGGGCTGTAACCTTGACGACTTCAAAGACGCCATTCGTAGCAGTGATCGTAGCGTAGAAATACTCGCCTGCCCCAAGCGTAGGGAATGAAGCCCCAGTGCCTGCAGTAAGTGGAGCAGTCACATCCGACGCCGAGATAGCCGAGGCCAGATACCCAATAGCGTTGTTTTTAAGTTTAACGGTCATAGCTAGCCCCTACGCAAAAGTCGGAAAACGCACCAGCATTGGGGCGCGCATATTGGACAAGTTAGCCCTTGCCCGACGTTCAGCTATCATAAACGCAAACTGCCGAGCATGGTACGAAGCCAATTCTCTATCAGACCACGCTACATTAGGAAGAACGAGAAGCTGTTGTAGCGTACCGTGAACGATAACATCTTCCAGTTCGTCAAGGATATGCTCATCCATCCCATCCGCATTACGCTTCGGTTTAAGCGCATAGAGCATACGGATCGTGTACGTCTTATCCGTATCCGGCAACGGAAGGACAATGTACTTGTCGGGCGTAAGCTGGCAAATAGACCGAGGCTCAGAACCATCCGCAGTAGCTGCATCCGTAATGGTTACGGTACTGGTCGGGTTAAACTCGTCGACATTAAACTGCTGGGTGTTAAGCGGTTTCTTTGTCGTACCCGCCCAGACAGACTCAGTTGTCTCTCCGCTAAACAGATTAGCCCATGCTGGATAGATATATAGCGCCTGCTCCAGTGTCAGTTTCTCCAACGGGAAATCATTAAGCATTGCGTCGAACACAACATGAACATCGGTATTTATGGGCTTATTGTACCCATACTCGTAGGCACCCGGCGAAAGCGTGAACTCAGGCTGTGCATACCTCCAGAACAAAGTACGTTCGCAAACGCGGATCGCAGCCTTACGAACTTCGCGAAGCACCATGGGCTGCGGGCAACCCGGCACACTGGGCGACACTTCTTGAACAACAGTTGAAAATGCGCGGTCAACCATCAGATCACCTCCCCGACGATCTGCGTCGCGCGAGACGCCTTCAATCCAGCGGCCTTAGTATCAGTTACAGTACGACTTTGTAGCGAAGTCGAAAGCTGCGAAGTAAACAGATCGAGGAATAGTTTTGCCCGATTGCTGTTGATATGCTCATCGTCAATCGACTCAGCCAAAAACACCGTACCGTCCACAATAACAGGCATATAGGACTCGCTAGGCGCGGTGATAGTGTCCGTTAGCCCATAGTCTGATGGCACTCTGGCATACTCTCCGATGAGGATTGTACCAGCGGTCGGACGCGGATAAAGAAAGAACCGCTCAGCGTTCTTCACATGCCGCATAAAATTAGTTGGCGTACCAGATGCTTCAGACATCCATGTCGGATGGCTACGAGACATCGTCTCGCGATCTACTTCCGTAATCGCTGACCCATCCTTGACCTGAAAGATGTCAATCAATCGAAGGGCGTCTGAGGGCAGAGCCTGAACGGCGCTATCTGCCTGTGTACTAATCTCCCCAATCTCACCGAAAAGATCAGGACGCAGCACCGACATACGCTTAAGTGTCTGATTTACATAACCTAATAGTTCCGTATCGCTGTATCGATACGGAGTGTCAACGTCCTGAATGATTCGACGGACATCGGTTATGATCTCAGATGGAGTCACTAGCCTAATCTCCGCGTCACTTCTTCATTCAGGTCTTCATTAGTATAGGCCGGTTCTTCAGGAATGTCATCCTTACGTTTGCGGCCACGGCGGGCAGGCTTGACCTCTTCCTCGATCTCAACTTCCAGTCCAGCCATGGAGGCGGCGACTTCTTCAGAAGTCGGAAGCGGCTCAGCAAACTGGATTGAGCGGGTAGGGAAACGATCCGGAAACGCCTCTTCCTCAGAGACTTCCTCGCATTTAGGATTCCCTGCCAGATAACGATCCCACTCGTAGATGGTTCCATCCACCTTGTTTCTAAGCCATCTGGTCATTTGCCGAGTTTCCTGAGTGTTTGCGCCAGACGCGCACGTTGTCCTGTTTTACCGGGCTTCTTGGCCGCAGCGGCCAGAGCCTTGGATGGGATTTTCTCACCAGCCTTGACACCCATCTCCTTGCGGAGAGCGCCGGGTTTCTTAATGGCTTTCTGAATCCACTTCTCAGCCATCACTTGCGTCCCTTCTTCTTGACCATCCCGCCCTTGCGATACTCTTCCATGTCGTCTTCGCATCCGCCTTTACCGCGCATCTTTTTGCCTTCGCCGTTTTTCTTCATAACGACGACCATAAGCGCAGCCTTCGGAGTTTTCTTTGCGGGAGCCTTTGCCATTACAGACCCTTTCGTTTTCCAGACGGGGACACCGGCCATGATTTTCTGGCTGGTCCGGTCTTCTTGCTAGCCATACTGCGTTTCTCAGAAGCAGTCATCTTGGCTGCTGCCGCAGCCGGTCGACAAGCAGGGTATCCCCTTTTGTCCTTTTCTCCAGAGCGACCGCATGGCTTGCCGGTCTTTACATCAACCCACTTCTCACCAAACCATTTGCCAAGTCCGCCCTTAGCCACGCTTCACCCGATTGTCTGCGCCAGACCAAGACCCGCCACGCTTTTTATATTCCTTCGCTGCCCACGCATTGGCATAGGCGCTGGGGTAGACCTTGAACTTCTTCTTGGCTTCGGCCTTTACACGGGACCAGAGCGCCGCGTTGTTGGGGGTAGACTCTGCCATCTCAGCAATTCCATGCCCGAAGGCTTTTGTTGATGCGAGAATTCGGATCATTCGCGGTCTTCTTGCTTGTGAGCTTCTTCTTCATCCCAATCATGCGGGCACAAAAGCTATCACGGCGAGGACCACCTTCAGGCTGAGGTGCCTTAAGTCCCGGCTTTCCGGGGTTAGCCGCATTATAGGAAGCCCGCCCCTTGGCATTCAAACCGCCCTTTGGGTTCTTCCCTTCCTTACGTTGCCATGCTGGAGTCTTAGCCATTAGGCAATCCTTTCGACAACAACGATAGCGGGGGGCGTAGCCGGAATAGCCGGAGTCACACCGGGGCTAGCAGATACCGCTGCGCGGTAATTGAGCGTTACGCCAGCGGAAGATGGGTACCAATAGACCTCAATGTAGTCATTGGCGGCGACAGTCTCGAACAACTCAATAGCGAAAACGAGTGTACCGCCAGAGTTATTTGCCGGGACAGATACGCGCGAATTGGAACTGGCAATATTTGTTCCATTCTTTGCAAACCAGATATCGACATCGCGCTCACTGCCGTCAGAATTGTCGATCTGTAGGCTCACATTGAACCGGTACGTACCAGCGGCTGCAAGCGTGATCTGACTATTACTGGCGACTGTGATACCTGCACCAGTAATGCCTGCCGTGGCCCACTTAACCGCAGTCTTATCCGTCGTACTGCCCGTCTGAGCCGAAGTGCCAGCATCATAGAATGACGCATATGCACGACCTGAAAGACTAGCGAACGGGATTGTGACACCCGTAATCGACCCACCTGTGATCGCGACATTGTTAGCAGCCTGCGTCGCCATAGACCCAAGGCCGAGGTTTGTGCGAGCAGTTGAAGCATCCGACGCGCCTGTACCACCATCAGCAATAGCCAGATCAGTGATGCCGGAGATAGACCCACTCGTGACTGCAATATCATTAATCTGAACAGTGCCCGTAGTAGCAGATATCTGCCCACCCTGAAGCCTGATATTTCCGACAGATAAAGAATCAACCCCAAGTCGAAGCGCAGTCGCCACACCGTTCCCGCTATAGACGGGTTTCTCAGTCGCATTCGGCCCCCCATCTATGTGGAGAAGCTGAGAGTAGGTAGCATTGATTTTGCTAGCGGTAAGGTTGGTCGGCATCACGCTACCTCAAAGAGGGAAACAGGGGCCGTAGCCCCTGTTATTAGCTTACAGCAGCACTGAACGGCGTAGCCTCAACACCAGTTGCAATGATGTTTCCATGCACTGCGTACAGGTTAGTAGCCACGTCGATAAACGTCAGGATGCCGCCAGCAAGACCACCGGTCGTAGAACCGTTCATCGTGACCGTATCGCTTGCCGCTACTGTGCTGAACTCGGTGCCGGTACCAGCAGCCTGATCCGTGACATAGATCGAACCGGACATAACGTCCGTCGCATCCGCCACCTGAATCTTGTAGCTATTGCTAGTAACCGCAGTCCCGGCGCTGAAACGGAAAACCGCACCAGAACCAGTTGCAGCAGGCAGCGTTACAGTGACGCCAGCAGCACGATTCAGAACGATGACCTTCCCATCATGGGACGCCTTCGTAACCGACAACGTAGCCGCCGTCGCAGACGTAAGCGAAGTCGAAACCGTATCGTACTCAAGACTGATCGCTTTCAGCCGAGAGTGCGTGATCCCATCATAAACAGCCATTGTGACCTCCTATAAGAAGGTAGGGGCCGAAGCCCCTACGATCAGTTCGGGTTGAGGACAACCGCGAAGCAGCGGAGGACGCAGTTCGTCGGAGCGGCTGTGTTAATCAGAAGATCAATCGTGTCGTCCGACGTACCGATAACAACCGGGTTCGCCAGTCCGTTACCAGCAGCCCAAGACCAACCAAGGGCGTTCGACGCGATGTCGTTACCAAAGGCGTTGGCAGCAGCAGGCGTACCGCCCGTGAAACCAAAGTCAAAGGTAGCCGTCGTGTTGGTCGCTTCCGCTTCCGTCACCTGAAACCCAGCGTGCAGGACAATAGAATTGGCCGGAAGCTGGATAACCTGAAGCGTATCAGCCGCAGCAAGCGCCGTGGCGCTAGCCGCTGAACGGGCAGCGACAATCGTCGTGAAGTCAAGTACGACCTCAATGTAGGAAATGCGATTACCGCCATACGCGGGGTAATCAGCCGTACCCTTATTGAAGCCAAGCGTATCAGTATAAGCAGCCATGATGAAGCTCTCCCTTACGAGAAGGAAACGACGGATTCAAGAAGAGCCTCCGGCTTGACAACCTTGTAGCCATACACCTGAAGGCCACGAATGATGTCGCCGAAAGTCGTCTCCGAACGAATGGTTTCCATCTCCGTCATCTGCGACGCGAAGGTGAAGCCCATCTTATGACCAGCAACGAGGTGGTACTTCGTGCTGCTCGTCACCTTGAGGTTGTGCGACACATAGAGCGTGAAGCGATCAATCATTCCAAGGCGACCATTGCGAAGCGGAGAGGCCGAGTCGCCGGTAAGCGACGCATCCTTCAGTTCCGACTTCTTAATCAGACCAGCCATACGAGCCGGGATGACGAGGAAGCGGTCCTGCTCCGGAACATTGGCTTCGTCAAGGACGGTGCCCATGTCGACGATCAGATCGAGGACAGAAGCCGTACCACCGGAGCCGTCTTTCGTAACCGTCAGCGGCGAACCCGTCGTGCCGAGGTTGAACGCAGCAGACTGCTCACCAGCAGTTGCACCTTTATTTGCAGCCGCGATGTCAACGAGCATATCCGTCAGGACGCGCTGGTCGATCTTGATCTTCATCTGCTCGGACGCGTCTTTCGACCACATATCCATGAGTTTGATGTCCGACTGAACCTTGTCGATGTCGTCTTCGACGCAGGCAAAGTACTCGCCCTTGTCGATGAGCAACTGAACCTTCGGCTTGTCGGGGTTCTCAACCGTCAGGGTCTGACCCTTGACGTAATCGCGGATCGTGATGTTCGGGATTGTACGGATATTAACCGTATCGCCCTGACCCTTGATCTCGCCTTCATAGTCCGTGTTGGCGATAGCGCCAAGCACCGTAGCGTCGTAGAAGTTCTGAATGAGCTTGCCGCTCCAGATTTCCGGAATGAAGTTTCCGGAATAGTTAGGACGGCCCGCAGAGACGGGAAAAGACATGGGTTAGCTCCTGCTTAACCAGTGGCGACAATGCGATTTTCGCGTTGTGCAGCGAAGATATCGCGTTCGATTCGGTCGCGCTCAGCTTCCTTCCCCCGATAAACACCCTTACGTACGTCGTCAAAGAACTTCTGAATGTCCTTTGGCGCGTAGGTTTTGGACTGATCCTTCGCTGGAGCGCCGCCTCCACGGCTGCGTCCCGGCGCGACCTGCCTATCGAGTTCAGACGCTACTGCGTCCCGAGGTGATTGAGCAACAGAGTGGCCTACGTTACCCTGCCAAGCATTGAAGAAATTAACGACACGGCGCGTATCAAGATTGCGCTGGGCGTCTTCCAGATATGTCTGCCGGGACATGCCCGTCAGCGGGTCCACTTCCATGAGCCAGTCCAGAAAGTTCTGATCCGCATTGATATCTCTCCAGTTGGGGATAGCTGCAGACAGTTCTGACCAGAACATTTGCTCAGCCGAGACAGCCTGTTTATGTGCGACCTGTTCGACACGAGGAATAACACTGGTCTGCATCTGACGAATCATCTGCTCCAGTTCGGCAATGCGATTATCGCGAGCCGACAATGACTCCTCCGTCACGCGACGCATGACATCAATGGAATCACCATACTCTTCGATATCTTTCTCGGTCACAAGTTTCGTAGCCGTCTGTTGCGACTTTGCAGCCGGTTCAGACAGAGACGCCAAAAGCTGTTCTAGTTGTGTAACACGCTGATTTATCTGCTGATTCTCAGCCCGAAGCCGGGTTGTATCAGCATTGTACATACCTTGAAGCGTCTTGTACCGCTTCTCGAAAGTCTCTTCTTCCTTGGTGTCCGGACGCCTTTGCTCGTTAGACGCGGACTCAGGTGCAGTATTCTCGACACTGTCGGCCTGCTCAGAACCAGACGCACCAATACCTTCCTCAGCCGTAGCGACAGTGTCCTCTACGGTTTCGGACTGGGTATCGGCCTGCGAATAGTGCTTCGCAATAGCCTCAGACTGACGACGAATCTGCTCGGGTATGGCCATTAGAACGCTCCTCTCGGTGTGCGTGGTTAAGTGGCGAGCTATCTCTTCCGAGATTCTGCTGCCAAATCAGGGGCATCTTGTAACAGTTTATTCATTTCTGTCAACACTTGGCACCGCCCCTGCGCCAAAGATGTCGATCCTCCAACGTATGGAAGCTGCTCTAGTTCCCGCCTATACCAATCGCTCACCCACTGGACGACGGCTGGATGCTGACGGGCGATAGTGCCCCACTGTTGAAGTACCTCGGGAGGTGGACGTACCATTTAGCCTCCCTGCGGGCGAGCGATAGCCGCCTGCATACCACCGGCAGGGTTCCCTGCCTGATCGAGTGTAACGCCTTGCGGCTGCTGCGGAGCCTGCGCCTGCTGAGCCGCCTTGACGCGTGTCGTATAGGAGAGTTTGTCCCGAGACGGCACGATCTCGTCGACCGGCATCTGCAGACCCTTGGCGATCTCACGAAGAATCGCTGCGCGGCCATCCGGACCAATGATCCCCATGTCCATTTCGTTGGCGGTAGCGTTGAGAAACTCAACACGGCGCATATTAACCGTCTCTTTAACCGCCAGATTGACAGCACCACGCGGAATAACCTGCGCGTCGCCTTTGATCGACTCGTCGGGGTCGTATCTCATATTGTATACGAACTGTCGTTCGACAACCGGCATGATAATGTCGTTATCGATGTGCATAACCACCTGACGTATGCCTTTTCCGGCTGATCCCATGAGCATAGACAGGCCAGATGCGGTCCTTCCAGCCCCTTTAACGTCTACATCCCCGTAAATATACGATGGAATGCCCGAATGATCGTCGGCAAGGCGACTAAAACGCTCATAGACAGCCATAAGAGTGTTAGCATTATCGTTTGGCTGGTTGAAACGT